TCACCCTTACCTATCCAATCTACTATCGGTTCAATAATAAGTGTCTTAGGTTTAATTGGGTGAGGTATAACGACCAAGTTAAACATTCGGTTCACATCTTGAATGAACTCAATCTGTTTATTAGTACATCCCATTTCCTTATTTAACTCAATATTAAATGGTAGTGATTGTGATTTAACCGCCATGCTAATTTTAACTGATGTTATATCTAAATCACCAACAAAATTGTCAAATGCTACAAAATAAAATCCTGTTTGATTAAACATATTATAAGGACATAATCTAACGGTAAATGCACCACTACCTGTTTGAGGTGAGAATGTATTATCAATATTGATATATTCTAAATCTTCAATAGTACCACTAACAAATGAACCATTAAGTGATGATTGATACATATTCCAAACTGAAATACTTCCACCTATTATACCTGTACCAAATGGGTCAGGTGTCCCACTCCAAGACCAAGTAAACTCTACTTTAATAAATTGGTCGTTTGTATATGATTGTGGTATCGCAAATACATAATCTGTCATTGCGGATAATCCATAAGGGCCTGTAGTACTAAACGCAGTACCATCATTTGGATAATTTGCCAAGTTAATTGGGTTAAAATCTAAGGTATCAAATATTAAATCTTTGCTCTTAAATACAAATAATGGATTTGATGGGCTCGCATATGGTGCCACGTTTTTAATCTGACCACCATTAGGGCCTGTTGAACCAGTCATATTCTCAATCAATAAATCGTATGGTTTTGATTGAGCCATATAATTTGAGTCTGTGTTGAATGACAAAGGAACATAATAACGTCCAAAATAATCAGAGTCAAAAAAATCACTTTCAATTTGATAGTCAGCCTGATTGACAATCAACTCATACAATTTTCTTGTACGAATTGAAGGTATCAAATATGGTGGAATGACTGGTGTCCTAACATTATCGAAATAACCTGTAACTCCTGAAAAATCTAAGATTGGGGTTTGTGGTGTGTTGATATCTAAGATGGTTCCAAATGTTGAACCAGTATAGTCATAACCACGTTGTCCTAAAATGTATTGAACGTCACCTTGAGATATAGGATTAATTGTATTACTCCAATAACTTGTTCCACTTGGAATTAAAGAAGTTGGGTGTAATGATGGGTCAAGTTTTAATGTTCTTGCCGTAAAGGAGTCATACAAACTATGGTCTAATGAACTCGTATCAACATTACACAGAGCCTTATCCCCGATGTTTGCTGACAAGTCCCCAACCTCAGCATAGAACGTAATCGTATAGACCTTTTCTGTTTTTAGAATGGTTACCTGATTCATTCTAATATTACCAGCATACAACTCATATCCATTAAAGATTAGTTGAGCCTCGAACTTACGTTTGGGGTTCCAATCTAATGCGATAGAATTGATATCAAAAAAGTAATTGAATATATCATTATTATTGTTTGAACCAGGAACTCTAAATTCCTTCGTGAATGCTGAGTTCTTTTTGGTTATATCTTGTATCTCAGCAAATGATACCTCAATTGCAATATCTTCATTTCCATACAGGTCAATATATTTCTCTTGACCTGCAACATACGTTCTAATCTGTAAACCCATTTACGCTCCTTGTGTTCTGTATCGTTTAACACTACCCCATTGCAGTGTGAAGTTGTATTGGTATATTTTCTGATACTGTTGTTCGTATACCGTAAAGTCTTGTTGTTGAACCGTTACAGGAATGAGGTGTTGATATAATCTAATCTCTTCTAAACACGATTGACAATCTTGTGGTTGTATTGTTGTACCTGTAATGATAAATACATCCTGAGACATAAAAAACTCTTGCATGATTTCCGTATCAGCATCATCCATAAACCACGTATTACAATCCCAAATGTAGTCAGCTTCAGTATCGTAGATGGTCGTTCCTCTTTGAGATGAACCACGAGCATAGAATTGTTTGTTTAATGAACTTTCTTGTCTATAACTTTTTCTCTTTGCCGTAATCTTCTTGGTAGATTTCTTACCAAAAGTATAAGTATCCCACATACCCTTTGAGTTCATAAATAATGTGTGGATTGGTTCGTTGATACAATCCTTAGGTTGCATCCAAAACTCCAATACCTCAGTCGTAGCACTTGCGATGTTTAATCGGTTGGTTGCGTTTGATGTGTATGATGTTCCATAGAAACACACTTTCTTTGCATCAGTTGGGATTGCGTTTAATGTGTTGTTTTTCGTTACGTTATATGGTAGATAGAAATTCAACATTCTAAATGTAGAGTTTGGTTGTTCTTCTACTACAGGGATTGTAGTTAATATTCTATTGTCTGACTCTGCTGAATATGTGTATGGTGCGCCGTGGTCTAATGCTCCTCTAATTGCAATAGAATAAATGTCGTTGGTGAAGTAATCGTTTTTACCATTCAAGAACGATACGATAATAGGACAATCAGGGTGATGCATTCTACGTCTTACATTCGTTACTGAAACTCCGTCAGCTTGAACCACAGGACATTCTGTTTGACCTGCTGCGTTTAAGAACCTACCAGGACCAGGACAATCTGTTACAGGATTGTATCCATCACATCTACCCATATCCTCCAAGTAAGTTGTATCACCTGACAATACGTTTACAGTTCCTTCTAATCCACACCATTCAAATGTGTCACCAGGGAATATGTTGTATGTGTTCTGTCCGTAATTACAATTGGTTGATTGGATTACAGCTGTGTCGAAGTCTGATAAGTTAGCAAATCGATATGAACGACATTCTGTGGCGTTTGGTCTTTGATATACGTGTGAGAATAAATCGTAGTAATACCATCCCTGATTATCTACTTGGAAGAAGTTTGCTGACCCTGTGTATCCACTACCAAGAGTTGCTGCCCCCAAATAAGGTTCAGGAATTAATGAGTTATCAACACCAGGAAATATGGTGATGTAGTCAGGTTGGAATGAAGCTGTGGGGTCGATGTCAGTTACGATACTTGAACCTGATGTATATTCACATCCAACGACACAACGATATTGAGCCACATGCCACAATTGGTCTAAGTTAGCATTTGGACTACCACCAGCCCATAGGTTATATGCGTTGTAATCTCTTGTCTTCTGTGCGTCGGCTAATGTGATTACACTATTCTCCTCTGCGACATAGTTTAGATATGGATATGTCTCACCTGAAAATCTTGGATTGGCAAATAAGAATGTTCTAATGATATCTTCAACATTCATAAGTGCCTTACCATAAGAGTTTGGGGATACTTTTAATCTGGCATAAAGCTCTTCTGATTGACCTTGAGCCTTGAAGTATATATCTACCAAATACTTAAAGTTCGATAGAGTATATCCTGTCGAGGATAGTGTATAGATATGTTCTCCGTTCGATGGAGTTATCGTTAGTGGTGATTGTTCTACATTTATTATAATACTCATTTTTTTACTTTGTTGTTCTGTTTTCGTTAGGGTCTATAACTTTGGCAAAAAAGTCCTGTATATCCACTCCTAATGCTTGTAATGGGCCGTTCTCATATTCCTCAATAAAATCGACAAATGCATTGTCATAGAACTCTGTCTTTTGGATACCAAACTTTTTGATATTCGTACTGACACCGAATGCCATACCTTTGATACTGAACTTTTCAAACTTACCTGTTGTTTTATTTTTGTTAAAACCTTTGTGTCTTATCCATTCCATCAAAGGTTTAATTGGGACGTATGTACCTGCCTTTCTACCATCATTTACGAACTGCCAATAGTCAGCCATAGTAACGACAATCTTATCATCACCAGCGTCATAATTTACCTCAATACTATTATAAAGATTACCTGTCTTAATCTTCATATCTCTTTGACCTTTAACAGGTTGTCCCCCACCATAACCTGGTGCAAATGGATATGGTTTTGCCAACGAAGCTTTAAGGGTATCTTGAAACTTCTTGGCAAATACATTCATTGCCTGATTATACTCGTTATGTGGTATTTCGTCTGCCATTACGATTCTGAATTATTATCACAAGGTGGGAATGTGGCATATGGTGCATCACATCTGTCGATTGCATCAGGTACCTTCAATCTTATCTTACCAGTCCAACCTGACAAATAGTCATCAAACGATTCTGAGAATGGAAACATCTGTACTGGATAATCTATATCCAAATTACAATAACATTCCATACCTGTAGCATATCTCAATTGAGCTATAACGTCTTTTAGGATATCCAAAGTATCACTCCAAACATCAGTTTCAATATCATAGTTCTTGGTGTTTAGAATATCCATAATCATAATGTTGAATGTATATACTGTCTGTCTACCATCAGTTGTGGCTTCTTCAGGTATCACCCACATCGCTGGATAGTACGGGGCGTAGTTCTGTTCGTTGTTATCCTGTTTTAATCTCTCTTGGGTATTGTAGATTAATTGTTGTATATCACCAATCCCCCAACCTTGAAGTTGTTCGTGGTACGTTTGAAGTTGTCTCAATAAATCGACTATCTTCTTAAAATTGTAATATCCTACTGCGTTTGCCATATTTTATATTCTATTTTTCATTGCCATTTTCTGTTGTTCTCTTCTTCTAATATCTTCAACATCTTTGCTGTATGATAAATAGTTGAGAACGAAAATTAACGGGTATTTCGTGATTTCGTCCATCTTTGTGATATCTTCGTTGGCAAGCGTAACAAGAGTGCCAAACCAACCCCAAAACTTGTTAAAGCTGTGAATTTCACGAGCAGCCAAATCATCTTCAATATCATCATCGTTCTTCTCCAAGAAAAGCCCGTCATACTTCCTCGTAATAGTTTTTCTCCACGCAAAAAAAAACTCGAAGCTCCGTGTATGTATTTGACTGGTAGCTTCTTGAATTCTTCACCTCTGAGATAAACCTTACCTGAGTCGTATGGTAATGTATTCCCTTTATCATCTACCTCACGATATAACATCGCCATTAGTAGATTCATTTCTTTCTTCTTTTCAATTACTGGTTTGTTTAAGAATCCATCAAGGTCAATAAACTCACCGAATGTCATATTGGTTAAATCCAAGAACCTATACTTGGTTCCGTTGAATTCAAACTCATTTCTAAACTCACTACTCTCTTTAAGAAAATACTCAGAGATTGTCTGTGCTGCGTTTAATACCTCTTGGTAATCAGCGTTCTCAATCTCCTCATTTGTAAGTCCTGTAATCTGAGACAATAGTATTGTGGCAAACTCTCTTTCATCACTCCATTCCTGTAGAACCATAATCTTAGCCCAATCCTCGATGGTGGGTTCATTCACTATGTAATTCTTACCTTTGTACTTAACATATTGTTTTTCCATACTAATCTAAAATATCTTTTTTGTTTTTTTTATACACATCATCGGATAACGTATGTTCCGTATGTTGCTTTCTTTTTATAGGTTTGGAATGCTAATGCCAAACTGATTACTGTATCATCGTGGAACCCATTAGGAGCTCCGTATTTAACTCTTCTTGTTCGGGGTGAGTATTCATATGAAAATGAACTTAACTCTCGGTAGAGGTGTTCGTTTAACTCTTTGGTGGGTAATAGGAGTTTGCTCTCATTCATCCCCATAATCAAATCCTCAATCATATTCTGTTTGGTATCACTATTGGTTACGAATGGTTGAACTCCTGCGTATTGTTTCTTGATTGTCTCGAACAAGACATCTCCAATTGAATTGACCTCAGCATAAGTCATAGGTTTCCACATACGTAGTTTCTGTACCACTTCTGATATGATGATATCCCACGACTTTTGTCTCTCACGATAGAAGTCAACTACCTCACCTTTTGAGTTCAATATAGTTAATACCGTATAATCGTTCTGTCTACCAAAGTCGAGACCAGCATAATACTTCTCCCCACTAACAAATGGTGGATAACTTGTAAGAACAGAACACGTATTGACAGATGAGAATACCTCACCACCATCATCTATGAACTCTGCCAGTATCTCCTGTTTGTAGATTGATTCTGGTAATGATAACTTGGCTTCCTCCAATTCTTCTGCTGTAATGAATGGGGTGTCGAATGATGTTGCGTAGAATGTCTTGTATGTTGGATACTCATCACTACTACCCCTCATTGCCACATCGTAGAACCAGTTCCTTCCCTTTGGTGTTGAGATGAATAATACCTTCTTACCCTTCACCAATACGGTTGGTCTTAATACAGTATTCCACACATCATTCTTGATGTATGCCGCTTCATCTACGATGAGGTAGTTCAAGGTATAACCACGTAGAGTATCTTCTCTCTCACCCGACCTAAAATAGATAACTGAACCATTTATGAATGTGATGGTGAGTTCTGACTTATTGACAGATTTGGTTAAACCAGTTCCTGCGATTGTATCTGTCAATTCTTGGAATACCTTTTTGGCTTGTGAATATACTGGTGATACCCACATACCTACTGAACCATTATCTTCTAAGGCCCATTTGAGTAATAGATTCTGAGCTGTGAATGACTTACCTGCCTGACGACCGAAACATCCTACGATATACTTGGTTGTATCATCAGTACAGGCATTGATAATCTCCTGTTGTTTTTTGGTTGGGTTGAATCCCTGAACGGTTATGTTCTTATTCATATCTTCTTTTCAAGTTTCCATTTGAATCCCCCACGACTTTCAAACTTAGTTCTGTTGTAGGTTCTCATTATGTCTCCTGATTCCACACCAGTTGCTTTGGATGCTTCATCTCTGTTTTTATAACAAGCAATCAATTGGTCGTTGAGGTCGTATTGACATACCAACCATTCTTCAAGTTCCTCACCCATCAATCTTTTCTTTGAGAATTCAGCGTACTTCTCATTCATCTCGAACCCTATGTATTCTCTATCTTTACAACCCAATCCTGTGGTTCCTATTCCACTAAAAACATCAAGGACTACATCACCATCATCTGTTAGTAAGTTAATGAAGTATGTGGGTAATGCAGGGTTAAATGGAGCTGGATGTCTAATGGTGTTGTCATTTCTATTTCCTGCCGTTGGGAATCTGAATACATTATCTGGTCTAACTTTATCCACTTTGTAGTCAATTAATGTATGAGGATTTTTATGTCTCTCCCCATCTTTAATGATTCCGTGATTCTTAATATGCCAAGGATACTTCTGACGAGCCTTACTTGATTCAGCAGGTTCTTCCATAACTCTATCCATATAGAACTTCATTTGTTTTTGGTCTTTAACAAAATGGAATATAAACTCTGTGGTGTTTCTAAATCTCTTTGCCCCACCATTAGGTATTCCATTCATCTTATGCCAGATGTATGTGTCATAGAACCTCATCCTCGTTTCTTTCTGACTACGATAGATTAACTCATACACAAATGGATTTCTTAACCCCTTATCACAATTGTCATTTATGTTAAGGATAAATGAACCTGATGGTTTTAGTACTCTGTGTATCTCGTTGAATAAAGGTAATAACCAATCACAATAATCTTTTGGTTTCTTAATTGATATATCTTTGCCGTAATTTACGATATCGGCATAAGGGGGACTGGTGATAACCAAATCAACTGAGTTGTCTGGTAAGTCCTTAATTAAGTCAAAACAATCCCCCGTTCTTATATCAATCATTCTGTTGGTTCCCCGAAATTCAATTTTATTGTTGTACCCGTTACGTGTACTTTTTCAGGTTCTGCCAGTCCCTGTAGTTTTACTATATCGTTTAGGACTTGTCTTGCATTCCCCAAATCACCTGTAGACCTTGCTTGGTCGTAGATGTCCCAATACTTCTGTAAGTGTTTTAGAATCAGTTTGTCCTTCTCCAATTCAAACTTCTTCTTGATTAGAGACCACACCTTTAACCAGTATTCATTTGCTTGGGGTGCTGACAATCCCTTCTCCTTACAGAATGACACGTAGTCAGTATATGACATATGTCTGTCTAAGATGATTCTAATTGAGTCATTCACGAACCCTTGTTGTTCGCACTTTGTCATTCTCTTCTTATGACTACCTACTGGTCGTCCAAGTTTCTTTTGAGGTTCCTCTTGAGGTAAGTCCTCATCTCCTATGAAATGTTCCATAATGTATTGTTTGTTTTACCAGATTGCTCTGCTTCATAACGAGCCTTGGCTTCCTCATATATCATTCGTTGTAGATGTTCGATTGCCCTCTCGTCTTGTTTTATTTTATTGTTTCGTTTTTGAACCTTTGCTCTGTGTTCCTTTGCTTTCTTACCCATAACTATATTTGAGGATACTTTGTACTATCCCATCTTTTATTGTTGATAACTTTTGTAATATGTCCCCTACTGATATGAAACTTGTCTGCCAGTTGTTGATGTGTGAAATTACCAGAACGATATAAGTTCCTGATATTCCTTACTTTTGTGATTGTCAGTTTAATTGTCGCCATACTTTTTTATAAATTAAATTATTAAATGTTCTTTTTCTTATCTATAAATATCAAAAAAATCATAAAAAGACAATTATTTTGACTTAATCCTGTAAATAAAGTCGTTTGTATGCGTTTTTTATATTGCTTACCACTTGTATCCAACACTTACCACACCCCAATCTTTTATTGTCTTTTAGGGCTCTATTGTTTAATCCAATAATGAACTCTTGTTGTTCTCTTGTGATATTAAACTTGTCGATAATTGTCATAGCAAAGTCAAACTCGTCTTTGGTGTATAATGGAAGTGAGATGTTTTCTTCCTTCTTGTTCTTGCATGTTTCACAAGGTTCCTTTTCTATTGGAACAAATTGTAATTCTTCTTTTGATGTGTCTTGTATTTTATTCTTCATAATTTTTATATTGTTTCCATTTATAGTTTAACCATTCCTTCATTTCTTTCAAGGTTATTCTTAATGAGTATTTTGGTATCTTCGTCAATCTGTGTAGTGTTTCCAATTTCTTATGTTCCAAATATAGAGTGTATATCCCGTGATTATACCAAAAAGTAGTGTTATGTATCAACTCTTTATCTAAAGTCTCTACAACCCAATCTAAAGTGGGTAATTCGTTATATTCTTCATCCTTTGGGTCATAGTTAATTGGGAGCTCTTGGAACACATACTTCCTATAGGTTTTATGATGGTATGAGTTATTTGAGTAGTATTGGTTTTTGATTGCCCTGATAAAGAAAAACACCTTATCGTTATCGGACAAGGTGTTATAGGTTTTGTTTGCACTGAGTTGGATTAATACATCATGCATAAGGTCATCCGTATTCTCATCATTCTTACATATCTTATTTGCTATTTTCTGTAGCTTCAGGTACGTTGTTTGGTTCATCTAAGTATTTGTCCCAAGACCCTCGTTTAATAATCATATGTGTGTAGTTCAGAGGAATCTGATATTCTTTCATTACCGTCCATGCCGTCCACTCACCTGATTTAAGTTTGGTTATGATTTGTTTTTTCTTCTCATCATCCAAATTATACTTGTTGGTCTTATTACTATAATTATCTCGATTTTTGGAATTTTCCTTATGAGTTATACATCTTAGATTATCTATGTGATTATTTATTGGATTTCTGTCAATATGGTCTATCGTGTTTTCACACTCACATCCTTTGAACGTCCACCATATTAACCTTGATACGATTTTGGTATATCTCTTACCATTTGTGCGTAATGAAATAATCTTGTAATCTCTGGTGTAATCCTGTTTCGTATCCCTTAATACCTTTTGATTTAATTTTCTACGAATCAATCCTGTGTTGGATGCCTCATAGTTTTCGTGGTTTGGTATCTCTCTCCATTCAATCATTCTTCAAATTTCTCCATAATAAATTTATCAACAGCATCGATTCGAGCTGCGAGCTCTTTGCTGTATCCGTTCATACAATAGTCAGCCATCACGTTCACGATACCAATCGTTTCCTTTAGGGATAGGTTGATGTTTAATTGTTTTGCGTAGTTCTGTACGAATGTCAATTGACTCTGGCGTACGATAATCGGTTGTTTTGGGTCTTGTGTCATATTTTTTTTGTTATCTTATTTCTTTTTTTTCTCTATAATCTCTAATTGTTACTCCTAAATAATCTTCGAGTTTGAATGATGTAATTACAATCCTACTTATTGATTCTTCAGGTGTTGCGTCATACCATACCCACTCGTAATAATAATCCTTCTTATTTATTGTTACACCACACCTTGAATCAAAACAAGGTATGTAAACTACAAACTTATAATGGGTATCTGTCTCAGTTTTTTGGATATCAATTCTAAGGAGTTGTTTTACATAATCCCAAGTGTATTCCTCAATAATCATAC